TACTTTTTGGAAAATGGGTGGAGAATACAAGCACCAGCAACTAAAGACCCATATACACTAACGGTTTCTGGAAACTTGTATACTCGTGAAATAGGTGAAACACCATTTTTATTTGCAGAAGGTGTTTCTTATTCACTGGTGAGATCAAACATTGTGGATTTGATTACAGTAGAATCTGTTGCTGTATCGTTAACACAACAGGATATTACAAATATTGCAAATGCTACAGCTGACCAAGTATGGGATGAGGGTTTATCAGACCACACCATTGTTGGAAGTACAGGCAAGAAACTTTCGGACAACCTTAAGAAAACACAATATATAGCGAGGATATAAAAAAATGAGTACATATTATAACATGGGTGAAAACATATCATATCGAATTGCAGGTAATGATGATGTAGACGTTTTGTATAATATTACTGGTAGATATACAAGAGATACTAACGATGATAATGATTTGGAAATATTATGTAGTAATAGCCAAAGATTCATTGATAGATATATTGATGGTGATGGAACATGTCCACCTTCTGAATTTGAGGTTTACCCGATTTATAATACATATAGTCCTGTGGTAGTTTATAATCTCAATGGCGAAGATATCCTATTTATGGTTTATGGTCTAGAATATGTTGACCAACATAGGGTTGATTTATCTAACAGAACGATATCCTGGCCAGACCCATTATGGAATCCTATTCCTAATGATGAGTTTAGATTGAAATCTCATGATGATTCATATGTTGACAGATGGATAGCTAGAGGTCTGACGCGAGCGATACACCCAGATTGGAGAGGTGAAGGTATCGACGTGTTATTTGGACGCCAACAGATCCCATGGTACAGAAATTTTTGTGGAATAGACTTTAATATCGGCCGATATTTGTTTAGATATAGTTTGTCACCTTTGCCTGGAATGCCTCAAAGAAGTATACGAGATATGCCAGAGGCAGCTGATGCATTACCATATATGCAGGCCCATAGAGACAGGTTAATAGCCTCAGGGTATGACACAATAAATCGAGAAAACTTATATGGTGGAGAAGATACACTTTGTCCACCTGATGGGGTCGGAACACCACTTTCACGCCAATGTTATCCTATGAATATGATGCATTACTGTTTTGACTTTATTACTTCGTCCGAATCTTGGGCCCAGGAGGTTAGAGAGAATATTGATATGTTCAATGATGATACATGGGGTGTGGCGTCTTGGGATTGTCACATGTTCGAAACATATTTTAACCTCCCAGACTTGAGTCTTCTTTCATATGATACCTCTGATAGTAAATTTTACATAAATCAACCTGGTTATGACTTAATTGATTATATGAATCAAGTCTGGACACCGTGGAAAGATTCATCATCTAAAGAATCTATTATTAATGGTAGGTACAAAAATATATAAATAATCTTTAAACCAAAGGAAAACATAGTATGAGTAGTGAAATTGCAAAGGAAATCGTTCAGAGAATCACTGACGGTAAAATGGACGCTGCTAGAGAATCAATCAATTCTGGTTTGACTAAAGCGGCCGCCGATGCAGTTGATATGAAAAGAATTGAAATGTCTTTAGACTGGACTAATGACAAAAAATGAAAACATTTTCTCAGATTTCAAGAGAACTTGTTGAAGCCAAATTTAAACTCCCCAAAGGAGAAGAGATGGTGAAACGGGAATCTCAAAAAATTGGTGGAGAGAAGGTTGAGATAGTTTTCACTAGTTCTAAAGATGGTAAAAAGTTTCATGTTTATTTGAATGATTCTAAATTGGGTGACTACAAATCTCTGAAACAAGCAGAGAAAGAAGTCAAAGACATGAAAGGTGTCTTAGGTCAAATGGAATCAGAAGGGTTAAATATAAAGGAAGTTATCGATGAAATTAATATCAGAGTTTAATGATGTTTCTTTAACAAGTCTAGTTGAGGCTGTTGATGAATCAGGCAAGAAAGACTACTTTATTGAAGGTGTCTTCATGCAGTCTAATATAAAGAATCGAAACGGACGTATATACCCGAAAGAGGTTATGGCTGAAGAAGTCAAACGTTACACAAAAGAATTTGTTGCACCTGGACGTGCCTTTGGTGAACTAGGTCATCCAGATGGTCCAACAATTAACTTAGACCGTGTGTCACACATCATCACATCTTTAGAAGAAGATGGTGACAACTATGTTGGTCGGGCTAAGATTTTAAGTACACCTAATGGTAACATCGTAAAAGCTTTAATTGACGATGGTGCTAAGTTGGGAGTCTCTTCAAGAGGACTTGGTTCTATTGAGGAAAAGGGTGGAGCACAGTATGTCAAGAATGATTTTAAACTTGCTACTGCTGCTGACATCGTTGCGGATCCTTCTGCCCCTGAAGCATTTGTTGAAGGGATTTATGAAGGGGTAGAATGGTTTTACGAAAAGGGTGTTTTAAAAGCTGTTGAATTAGAACAGATGAGAACACAACTGCGTGAATCAAAAAGGGTCGAATTGGAAGAGACTAAGTTATCTCTTTGGAAACAATTCGTTGAAAATCTTTAAGATATAAATAAAAGACAGACAAATACTCGTAGCAGGAGATTTAAAATGGCAGAGTTAGATAACAAAGCTAATGAGCAAGAAGCTGTTTCTGAGAGCACTGAAATTTCCAAATTGGAACTCATTAAACTTGTTGTAAGTGAAATGAAGTCTATGGATAAGGATGCACTCCGTTCAGTTTTTTCTTCCATTAATGAGGAAGAAGTAGATGCATCTTTAACGAAGGCTGAAATTGCTCGTTCAATCGTAGAGTCCATGAAGGATATGGACCGAGACCAAGTTTCAGAAATCCATGAGAAGGTTAAAGCTTCGGAAGAAGATGACATGGAAGACGAAGAAGAGGTCGAAGAAGAAACTGATGACGACGCAGAAGATGCTATGGATGCTAATGCAAAAGAAGCAGACAAAGCTGAACCTAAGAAGTCGGCAGAACCAAAAGCAGAATCCAAAGAAGAAGATGACATGGAAGAAGAAGACGAGGAAGAAGTCGAAGAATCTGTTGTCGATGATGGTGAAGCTGCTGCGGTTGCTACTAAGAAAGAGATGGATAAGGCAGAGCCCAAGAAAGCACCTATCCCTGAAGAAGTTGATATCGACGAAGATATCCGAGCAATTGCCGAATCTCTTGAGTTGTCTGAAGAAAATACAGAGAAAGCCCATACTATTTTCAAGGCTGCTGTAACTTCTAAAGTTAATAACATTAAAGAAGAATTGGAAACTCAATTCGAAGAAAAATTAGAAACCTCTGTTAAGGAAATTCACGAAGAGCTTGCTCAAGCAGTTGATAAGTACTTGACCTATTGTGCAGAAGAGTGGACGAAAGAAAACGAACTTGCAATTGAAAGAGGTTTGCGTTCTGAGATGACAGAAAACTTCATCAATGGTTTGAAGACATTGTTCACTGAACATTATGTTGACATCCCCGATGAGAAGTATAATGTTATGGATGAACTCTCAAACCGTCTGGATGAGATGGAAGCTAAACTTGATGCTGAAGTGTCTAAGAACATGGATTTGTCAGAAGAAGTTACTGAACTCAAAAGGGCAAATGTTGTGAGAGATGCATGTTCTGATCTCACTGAATCACAACGAGAAAAGTTGGCTTCACTTGCTGAAGGTGTAGACTTCAAGAATGAAGAAGACTATGCTGAAAAAATTACTGAAATTAAGGAAGCTTATTTTTCAGTAGATAGTGAAACCATCGCAGAAGAAACAGTAGTTGAAGAAGGGACAGGAGAATTCGCAGAAGAAGATTCTACGGTTGTCGCTAACCCAGATATGCAACGTTACCTCTCTGCACTTTCAAATCTAAAACCATTTTAAGATAGGTTAAAAAAGGAGACAAACTTAAATGTTTATGTCAGAAAACCTACAAGAAAAGTGGCAACCGATCCTTGAACACGCTGATCTTCCTGCGATCACCGATAATTACAAGCGTTCTGTTACTGCTGTAATTCTTGAGAACCAAGAAAAAGCTCTTCGTGAAGAGCGTCAGATGTTGGCTGAAGCCCCTCTGAATGCGACTGGTGCACACATCAACAATTGGGACCCAATCCTGATTTCTTTGGTGCGTCGTGCTATGCCTAACCTTATTGCATATGATATGATTGGTGTACAACCAATGACTGGACCAACTGGTCTTATCTTTGCAATGAAGGCTCGTTATAACGATTACCGAACAGCTGGTATTACT